TATTTCCCTCTTGGTGAAAGATTATTTGAAATTAAGAGAGTTGAGCACGAAAAACCATTCTATCAATTGGGTAGAAATTATGTTTATGAACTAAGTTGTGAACTTTATGAATATGAAAATGAACTTATTGATACTGCAATTGAAGAAGTTGATAACACTGTAGAAGATGAGGGATACATTACTTCTCTAACACTAGTTGGAACTGCTAGAACGGCAACGGCAACGATAGGAATTTCCACTAACGCAGTTAGTGAAATATTCTTGAATAATGATGGTGGTGGGTATACATCAGCACCAACTGTAACATTCTCTTCTCCACAAATTGGAATTAATACGGCAACTGCAGTTGCAATAACAACAAATGTTGGTAATGTAAATTCTGTATTGAGATTGGAACTTACAAATGGAGGAAGTGGGTATACATCTCCACCAACAATTACATTTACTGGTGGTGGAGGATCTGGAGCAGCTGCAACATGTTCTGTAGGAGGAACTCAATTCTCAGTCAACACTATTACCATTACTGATCCAGGAGTAGGATATGCTTCTGTACCTGAATTGACTATTAGTGGACCTGGAACTGGAGTGACTGCAACTGCAATTGCTAAAGTCAATTCTGATACTGAAATAGAATCTATCAGAATTCTTAATCCAGGTATTGGATATACAACGACACCAACTATTGAGTTTGCAGGATTCTCTACAGTTGGTTTCGGAACCTTTATTTACAATGAAATTGTTACTGGTCAAACTTCCGGAACAACAGCGAGAGTCAGAGACTTCAGAACCACCATATCTCCCTTCCCAGGCAATCCTCCAGTTACCAATCTTAGAGTGTCACTAAATACTGGTAAGTTCTATGCTGGCGAAGTTATTATTGGATCTATTTCTACAGCTAGATATGTTGTTGACAACTATGATGATGAAAGTTATGAGCAAGGATATGATTCAAATGAAGAAATAGAATTAGAAGCAGATAGCATATTAGATTTTACAGAAACAAATCCATTTGGTAATTACTGATGTTAGGAACCTATTTTTATCACGAAATCATAAGAAAAACTATTATTGGTTTCGGAACACTTTTCAATGATATTTTTATTCGTCATACCAAAAGTGATGGAACTATTTTAGATGAAACTAAGGTAGGTCTTTCTTATGGACCAATGCAGAAGTTTCTGGCAAAAATACAAGAGCAGGAGCAACTGTCTAAAGCAATTGCAATCACTCTTCCCAGAATGTCATTTGAAATGACATCGATTCAATATGATCCAACAAGAAAAACTGGAGTAACTCAGACATTTAGAACTTGCGACACCGAAGGAAATGCAAAGAAGGTGTTTATGCCTGTTCCATATAATATTCAATTTGAACTTAGTATTTTTTCAAAGTTAAACGACGATGCTTTGCAAATTATTGAGCAGATACTCCCATTTTTCCAACCATCATTTAACTTAACTGTTGATTTGGTTGAGTCAATTGGAGAGAAGAGAGATGTTCCAATCATATTGGATAATATTGATTTCCAAGATGATTATGAAGGATCATTTGAAACAAGAAGAGCACTTATCTACACCTTAAGATTTACTGCAAAGACATATCTGTTTGGACCTATTGCAGATAGTACAGATGGTCTTATCCGTAAGGTACAGGTTGATTTGTATGCAGATACAAATACTCAAACCGCTAAGAGAGAGATGAGGTACACTGCAGTTCCTGATCCAATCACTGCAGAACCCGGAGATGATTTTGGATTTAACGAAAGTTGGACATTTTTAGGGGATTCTAAAGATTACAGTCCTACTAGACAAGAGGATATTTAATTGTTATGAGTAATAGTTATGATCCTATCGATGAAGCACTCAATACAACGAGTGATATTATTGAATCGAAACCAACCCCCAAACCAGAGGTTGTTAAGTCCAAAGATGCAGATATTGAAAAGGACTATGAGTATAGTCGTGCCAACCTCTATTCTCTCATAGAGAAGGGTCAGGAGGCAATTAACGGTATTATGGAGGTGGCAGGTGAAGGAGGCAGTCCAAGGGCATATGAGGTCGCAGGACAGTTGATTAAGAGTGTTGCTGATACTACTGATAAGTTAATTGACCTGCAGAAGAAACTTAAGGATGTTGAGGATGAGACTAAGAAGACTACAAACAATGTTACTAATAATGCAGTGTTTGTAGGTTCTACTTCAGAACTTCAAAAAATGCTGAAACAAGGTTTTCTAAATAATAAGGAGTAAACTACTTTTTTATTGATGAAGAAGTGTAAGCAGGGATACTATTATTGTTACACCGAAAAAAAGTGTAAGAAGATACCTATGGGATATCATCTAGGTGCTCGTGGTTATCTTGCAAAAGATAACGATAACGACAATGAGGGTGAAGATACCAACAAAAATGGTAACGGAAATGGTAATGGTAACGGTGGTAATGGAAATGGTGGTGGAACTGTAAGTGAAGAAGGACTCCGTGATTGGTTTGGAAAGTCTAAATCAAAAGATGGTAAGAAAGGTTGGGTCAATGTTGTAACAGGTGGAACCTGTGCAAGTGATGAACCTGGTGAAGGAACTCCCAAATGTGTCTCCTCTACTAAGAGAGCATCAATGACCAAGGCAGAAAGACTCTCTGCTCAGAGAAGAAAAAAGAAAGCAGATCCTGGACAACAACAAAAATCTGGTGCTGCAAAACCAACATACGTTTCAACAGATTCTAAGAAGAAAATGAAAAAAGAAGAAGTGGAAGTTAACGAAGCAAAGGACAAGAAAGGTAAGGGTAGTGGATCCAAAGATGCTTGTTACCATAAGGTCAAGTCTCGTTATTCTGTATGGCCTTCTGCATATGCCTCAGGTGCTTTGGTTAAGTGTCGTAAGGTTGGTGCTGCTAACTGGGGAAATAAGTCAGAGTCTTATGATTTTTCAAATTGGAGAGAAGACTTTAAAGCACTTGAAATTGAAACAGTAAATCTTATTGAACCAGAACCAATTCAAGGTGGAGTAGTTGAAGAAGGAAAAGCACTTGGAACGGCAAATAAAAAAGGTTCCGACACTAATCCAAAGGGAACTGATCTTCGTTCGAGTTCTGGACGTGGAATGACATTTACTAAAGCTGCTGGTCTTGGTAAGAAAAAAACTTTTAAAAATAATCCAGATGGTGATGATATGGTTAAATCGATGTATGATAAGCATGTAAAGGATGAAAAAAGAGGAGAATCTAAAGAGGATCGATTGAAGAGAGTTAGGCAAAATAAGGCAAGAAAATCTAGCAATATCATGAAAATCGTTAAAAAAGAAGAATTTGATCTTGAAGAAGGACAAAAGTGTTGGAAGGGATATGAGAAGAAGGGCACCAAAAAGATGTTTGGTAAAACATACAACAACTGTGTAAAGAAAGAAGATGCAGACCTAGAGCAGATGCAGAAAGATGCTGCTGCTAATCGTGATAGAGCAGCAAAGGCAAAGAAGAATACTGTAACCAAAGGTTCTGCTGCTTTTGCCGCTGCTAAGGTTGCAGATGATGTAAAGAAGGCAGCAAGAACTGGTCCCCAACAACATAAAGGACCCAGAACTGGTGTGAAAAGAATTCAAAAAGAGGGTTATGGAGTTGGTCAAGTTGACCAGAAAGTTGGTGCTGTCACTGCTATTCCCAAGAAAGAGCAGGATGCTGCAAAAGCAAGATTACTTGCAAAAGCAAAAGCAAAACGTGAGAAAATGAAAGAAGAAAATGAAATCGATGAGGCAAAGCACACACCAACAAAATCTGATTTAGAATCAAAAATTGGTGGAGGTAACCTCAAGAAACTTTCAAAAAAAGCATCAACAAGAATTGATTATGATGTTGATGGTGATGTAGATCCACAAGATAAAGTTGAGAAGTCAAAAGGTGATTATGGTGAGGAACTTCCAACTCCATTTGGTAAGTTTAGAACTGGAGATTCTAAGAAGGTAAAAGTTAAAAAAGAAAGTCTTGCAAATTGGAGAAACGAAATTGAAGAAGGAGCAGCATGGACAAAAAAGTCCGGTAAGTCCGAATCGGGCGGACTTAATGAGAAGGGCAGGAAGTCCTATGAGAGAGAAAATCCAGGAAGCGACCTTAAGGCACCTTCAAAGAAAGTTGGGAACCCTCGTAGAAAGAGTTTTTGTGCGAGAATGAAAGGTATGAAGAAGAAACTAACTAGTAGTAAGACTGCTAACGATCCCGATAGCAGAATCAATAAGTCCCTTAGAGCTTGGAACTGCTGATATGAAAAACTTTAAACAATTTCTCTCAGAAAGCATTACCATCAATGGTGATTTTAATGGAACTCTCAATGTAGGAAGTTCCCAACCAGAACAGACACAAGAGTCATTCTTTGCCGATGTAATTTGGGAAGGAAAGATATATAGATTAGAAGTAGAAGGTTCTATGCCTTCTAAAAATGAATTAGCAGAACAACTTCAAGATGAGTATCCTGGAGCAATTGTTCATAACATTTACCCAAGTTCTGGTCCATCTAAAGTTAAGAGTGCTCAAAGATATAGACCAGAAAAATTATCCTGGAGTGACTGATGGGTTTAAGAAATTATATTTGGGATGAAGCATGGGAACTGAATGTTTCCCGTGGTAAAGTTCGTGGTGCTTTTCATATCATCAAGTTTGGAGAAAATCTTGATGTTGATGGTTCTATGGAAACCATCTGGGATGGTGGTGGTCTATACACCTATCTAACATCTGCAGGTGTTCTTACAGTAACCAGTACAGATGGTGATGATTCTGCTTCTGGAACTGGTGCAAGAACCGTAACTGTAGAAGGACTTGATGCTAATTACAATCAAGTATCCGAAACACTAACAGTTGGTGGTAGTGCTGGTAGTGTTGAGTTCTTCAGAGTATTTCGTGCATTTGTTGCAACATCTGGATCTAGTGGAACTAATGAAGGAACTATTGATATTGATCAAGGAGCAACAACATTAGCACAAATTCGTTCTGTAGGTTCTCCATCTTCAACGGGATTAGGACAAACTTTCATGTCCATATATACAGTGCCTGCTGGATATACTGGATATATCTATCAGTTTAATGTATCAACTGCAAAAGCAGATGGTGATGTGTTTTTAGTAAAGAAGGGACATAATGATAATGGTACGTGGAGGTCTCAAGATGTTATGCACACAAATGAAAATAGCATTGAAAGAAATTACAAGTTCCCATTGAAGATTGAAGAAAAAACTGATATTGAAGTAAGAGCATTC